GCTGCCACGCTTCTGATGCTGGCGGCCTCGCAGAGAGGAGAACGGGCATGATCATCATCAAGAAAGAACCCGGAGGGGTCTACTACGTCAAGGACATCGAGAACACGCTGGAGGCCATGCAGGCCGAAGTGGAAGGATACATCGAGATCGTGACGGTCGACCTCACCTGTGCCATCGTGTGCAACGACGAGGGAAGGCTGAAGGGTATGCCGTACAACACGAAGCTCGCCGGCATCAAGTTCGTCGGCCCGATCTTCATCGTGGGAACCAACGACGACGGCTTCTGCGACGTGCCGAAAATCGTCGCGGAGATTCTGGAGGTGAAAAAATGACACTTTACGAGATAGCGCAGGAGATGGCTTCTCTGATCGACCCGGAGACCGGTGAGCTGAAGGATTACGAAGCCTTCGAGGCTCTCACGATGGAGCGGGAGGAGAAGATAGACAACGTGGCGAAGTGGATCATCGACCTGGAGGCCGAAGCCAAGATGGTCAAGGATCGCGCCGACGAGCTGGCCAAGAGAGCGCAGAGCGCGAAGAAGAAGGCCGACCGGCTGAAGGAGTTTCTCCAGGAATACCTCGCCGGAGAGAAGAGAAAGACCGCCGACTACACCATCGGCTACCGCCGGACGGAGGCCGTGGAGATCACGGACGAGGATCGCGCAATCGCGTGGCTCATGGAGCACGGAGAGGACGCGCTGACATACCAGCAGCCGAAGATCTCCAAGACCGCCGTGAAGGAGATCCTGAAGGCCGGGAACGAAGTGCCTGGGGCCGAGCTGGTCGAACGGCAGAACATGAGCATCAGGTGACCACCATGATCAAAGTGTTGATTCAGACGAAGGGCAAGTCCTTCAAGGAGAAAGTCATGGCCATCACAGAGAAGTGCTTGGAGCTGAAGGATTCCTTTCCTTGCTTCTCGTGGGAGTTTCAAACGTTAGGCGGCAAAACTTGCTTCACCGCTTCGTGGTGGAACGGAGAGGAAGGAGATCGTTTTCAGTTTCCGATCCTTTCGGTCGAGGTCGGGGAGAAATACAAAGAGATCAGGAGAGAGCTGGACGAGCTGAAGTGGTCGGCCCTTCTGTATGAGAGAGGAGAGAAAGAATGAAGTTTTTCAGATTGCTCCGGCCTGACGAGATCGAGTGCCGAGTGCAGAGCGTGAAGGAGAACGGCCTGACGCTCCTACTGTACAAGACAGCGAGAACAGACGCGGATCTGCTGGACGAGACGGTCGGCCCGGACAGATGGGAAAACGACTTCAAACTGGTGGACGGCGTTCTGTACGGAGGAATCGGCGTGGACTACTCCAACAACGGAAAATTGATCTGGAAGTGGGACGCAGGCACAGAGAGCGAAACGGAGGCGGAGAAGGGCAGAGCCTCGGACGCTTTCAAAAGGGCCGGATTTAAGCACGGAATCGGTCGTGAGCTATACTCCGCGCCGTTCGTGTGGATTCCTGCGGACAAGTGCTCCATCACGAAGAACGCCAAGGGGAAGCTGGTCTGCTATGACGGCTTCGCGGTAAAGGAAATCGGATACGACGACAACGAGCGGATCACAAAGCTGACCATCGTCAATACGAAGCGGAACGCGGAGGCCTACACCATGTCGAAGGGATTCACGCCCATCACGGCGTTGAACGACAAGAAGCCCTACCCGACCGTCATCTGCGACAGGTGCGGAAACGAAATCAAGCCGACAAGGAACAGCAAGGGGCAGATCCAGAGCGTGGACGATCAGGTCAGCTTCTCCCAGAAGTCCTTCGGGAAGAACTACTGCCTGACCTGTGCACAGGCCGAATGGACTGGCGGCCATGACTGACCTGTACGAAGAACTCCAGACGAAGACCCGGCAGCTGGACGCTTCCATCCGTCAGTTACGGAAGAACGGCACCGAGTATGCGGAGGCGGAGAAAGCCTATAAGATCCTCCTCCGTGCCGAGTGCCTGAAGCTGAAGGACGAGGGGATGGCAATCGGCATGATCGACAAGACCGCCTACGGCATCCCCTCCGTGGCGGAGGCAAGGTTCAAGAGAGACGTGGCCAAGGTGGTCTACGAGGCGAACATGGAGGCCATACAGAGCACCAAGCTACAGATGCGGCTCATAGAGAGCCAGATACAGAGGGAGTGGGGAGCATCAGCAAATCAATAGTACAGAGAGAGAAGGAGTGCTGGGTCTGCGGATATACGAAGACGCTCCACCGGCACCACATCTACCCTGGTCTCGGCAGGAGGGAGATGTCGGAGCACTTCGGCCTGTGGGTCTGGCTCTGCCCCTACCACCACAACGCCAGTCAGGCAGGAGTTCACTTCAACAAGGATTTCGACCTCCGCCTGAAGCGGTGGGGACAAATCAAGTTCGAGGAAGAACATACAAGAGACGAGTGGCACCGATACTTCGGACGCTCATACCTTGACGATTAAGGAGGTAAAAATGAACAGCGTAAACATCACAGGGAGATTCGTGGCAGACCCAGAGGTGAAGACATCAAAGAGTGGCATCCCGGTCTGCTCCTTCACGGTGGCGGTCGACAAGCGGTACAAGCCGAAGGAGCTGGGAGAACCGGCGGCCGACTTCATCGACTGCGTGGCATGGAGGCAGACGGCGGAGGCCATCGGGAAATACTTCAGCAAGGGGCGCATGGTCGCGATCTCCGGCTCGCTCCAGACGAGGACGTACAAGGACAAGAACGGCATGAGCCACAAGGTCACGGAGATCGTGGTCGACCGGGCAGACTTCTGCGACAGGAAGCCGGACAACAGGGCCGACGATTGGCCCGAAGTGGATGACGGAGGGGAGCTGCCGTTCTGATGGCTGAAAGAAGAATGTTTGCCAAGACGATCATAGACAGCGACGCTTTCCTCGATATGCCGATGTCAGCGCAGGCCCTTTACTTCCACCTCGCCATGAGGGCCGACGACGACGGCTTCGTGAACAATCCGAAGAAGGTCATGCGGATCGTCGGAGCGTCAACGGACGACGCGAAGATCCTACTCACCAAGCGGTTCCTGCTGGAGTTCGATTCCGGGATCATCGTGATAAAGCACTGGTGGATGCACAACTACATCCAGAAGGACAGATACAAGCCGACCGTATACCAAGAGGAGAAGGCCCAGCTGAACAAAAAAGCCAACGGATCATACACATTTGGAGAGGCCGAAAACCTTCTGGATACAGGATGTATACAAGATGTATCCAAAGTGGATACACAGGTTAGGTTAGGTAAGGATAGAGATAGGTTAGAGTTAGGGAAGGATAGAGAAGACGCGCGTGCGCGCGATCCCTTCTCCGCTTTCGCAAATAATGAAGAAGACCAAGATCTGACGGACGCTCTGATGACCTGGCTGTCCGAGATGTCAGACACCGGGAAGCCTCTCTCACCGAAGGATCAGGGCGAGATCCTGGACAAGCTCCGGGCAGAGTTCCCCAGAGACGAGTGGATACCAGCCATCAAGAGAAGCGCAGAGAAGCGGTGGCGGTCGGTATTCAGGAGGAAGGAAGACAGGAAGACGGTGGAGCAGAAGAAGCAGAAGGACAAGTGGAGCGAACCTGTACCGGCAGAGGACACCGAGCGGCTGCTCCGAAAGACCAGAGAGATGGAGGCGTGGGATGAGACTGATTGATGCGGACAATATTCCATATACGATGCTTTACAAAGAAAACTGGATGAAGGGAACAGGGGAAGAGGCACAGGGAGCGTGGAAGCGTGACATAGACAAGATGCCTACCATAGATGCCGTCCCTGTGGTAAGGTGTAAGGATTGCAAGCACGCCATAAAGACCAAAGAAGGATATCTGTACGGCACTTGCAACCATAGGCTGAAAGGCGGCATTGGTCACCTTATCACGCCACAGTTCTTCTGCGCCTACGGAGAAAGGCAAGACGATGAGTCGCATCCTTTTGCAGACGATGTGATGATGGGAGGAGGGAAAGACGATGACAGTAAGGGATAAATGTAATGCGTTCGCTTGGAAACCGAAATATTGCTTCTACTGCAACCGGCGGTTTTGGCTTGAGCGGTATTACGAATTCGGCGGTTGGATATTGCCGAAACTGTGCGAGTGCAAACGGTGTGTGAAAGAGGAAAAAGACGGAGGGAAAGACGATGCTGACAAGTGACGGATATGCTCTGACATATCACAAGAGCAGAAATCAAATCGTTATCTCTCTGCCGCAGACATACGCCACTATCACGAACACGGCAGAGCAACCAGTTGACCGCAGAACAGATGTAGAAGAAGCAGATTTGCTTGTCCTGCTGAATATAGCAAGGCTGATATTCCATAAGGGAGAAAGGAAAGACGATGAGGCGGAATAAGTTCCACGCAGTTCCCATCGACACGGAGGACGGGCACTTCGACTCCATGGGCGAGTACGCACGGTGGGAAGACCTCAAACTCATGCAGAGAGCCGGACTCATCTCCGGGCTCAAGAGGCAGGTGAAGTTCGAACTGATCCCGAAGCAGAAGACGAAGGACGGGAAGACCGTGCAGGCGGTCGATTATGTGGCCGACTTCCGGTACTACGACACCCGGACAGGCGAGTGGGTCACCGAAGACTTCAAGGGCGTGAGGACGGATGCGTACAAGATCAAGAAGAAGCTGATGCTCTTCCGCTGGGGCATCGAGATCAAAGAGACGGGGAGGAAAGACTTATGATTCCTGCGGTTCTGATCCTCGCCGTGCTGGCGGTGGTAGTCATCGGCATGGTGGTCTACGCCATCGTCTGGGAAGATATGTGGAGGTGAAAAGATGGGAAGCTATAACCTTGGGAAGGACGAGGTCTGCGCCTGGATTCAAAGGAACTTCACGGAGAAGGACACCGTGCTGGACGTGGGGGCCTGTGACGGAAAGTGGCGAGACCTTCTCCCGGCGGTCACGATGGACGCGGTCGAGATCTTCGAGCCATACGCACGGAAGCTGAAGGGATACAGAAACGTCTTCATCACGGACATCTGTGGTCTGGAGTACGACTGGTACGACCTGATCATCTTCGGAGATGTCATCGAGCACATGAACGTGCAGGACGCACAGGCGGTGCTGAACTACGCCAGAGAGAGATGCTGGGACATGATCGTCGCCGTGCCGTTCCAGTACAAACAGGGCGAAGTGGACGGCAACCCGTGGCAGGCGCACATTCAGGACGACCTCACGCCGGAGATCTTCAATGAGAGATATCCGGGCTTCGAGGTGCTCTGGAAAAATGAGCACTACGCCTACTACCATCTCGCGCTATGACGAAGGAACGGCTGCGGAGGTACATCTGGCTGAAGCAGGAGTGCAGACAGCTGGAGGCGTACCTTGAACGGATACGGAACGACATGAGCGTGGTCACTTCTCCGAGGCTGACCGGGATGCCTCACGCGAAAGACCCGAAGGGGCTGGACGAGATCGTGATCAGGTATGAGGAGATCAGCGACAAGTATGAGAAACAGTTGAGGATCTATCAGAAGGAGACCATCGCCATCGAGAACGCGATCCTCGGAATGAGAGATCCACGGTCAAGACTGATCCTGCGGTATCGGTACATGGACGGGCTGAAGTGGGAGACGATAGCGGACATCATGCACTACGAAGTCAGCTCGCTCTACAAGATGCACGGTCAGGCACTTCGGGAACTGCGAAACATTCCATAAAATTCCAGTTCGATGTGTGGTATAAAGGTACCGTGGGAAGTCTGCAAAGACAGACCACTTCATGTTTCTTCTTGTTCTCCTCTCGGAGCGGGGCCTCGGTTTTCCGGGGCCTCGATCTATATCACGGAGTACGGGCAACAGTCCGAGGGCGGTCACGGCATAAGTTGAGGTGGGAACGCTGTGAAAACGAGAGCGGAGTTCTACGACAGCAGAAGATGGGACAGCCTTCGGGCATCGGTGCTCCGACGGGACAAGTACAGAGACATGGTCAAGCACAGGTACGGGAAGAACGTACCGGCAGAACTGGTGCATCACATCTTCCCTCTGGACGAGTTCCCGGAGTATATGTGGCAGGCGTGGAACCTGATCAGCGTGAGCCGAGCCACGCACAACCAACTGCACGACAGGAACACGGACGAGCTGACGGAGCTGGGGAAGGATCTCCTGCGAAGGACAGCAAGGAAGAACTGCATCGAGATCCCGGAGAAGTACCGGGAAGAAACGAAGAAACCCAGCAAGTGGGAGCGGAGACGATAGCCCCCCCACCTTCGCGTGCGAATATTCCGGCGAGCCGGTGGCGAGGGTAAGCCCCTTTTATACAAAAAGGGCAAATTTAGAGAAAAGGGGAACGAAAGAAGCATGAAAAACCAAAAAAAGCCGCAGATCCGGATGTTAAGCGTGGAGGCTGTGACGCCGTATGAGAGAAATCCGCGGTACAATCAGGACGCGGTCTCCGCGGTCGCTGAGTCCATCCGGCGATTCGGGTGGAAGGTCCCGATCGTTGTGGACAAGGATCTGGTTGTGGTCTCCGGTCACACGCGGCTGATGGCAGCCGAGCGGCTGGGCATCAGCGAGGTGCCGGTGATCGTTGCCGACTGGCTGACGGAAGATCAGGCGAAAGCCTTCCGGCTGGCGGACAACAGAACAGCGGAACTATCGACCTGGAAGATGACGCTGCTGGACGAAGAGCTGCGCACCCTGGGTGCCTTTGATATGGGTGCACTCGGATTTCACACGCCTCCAGAAGTCATAGAACGGCCAGAGAGCGAAGATGATGCCGGGGAAGATAATGAGCGGGCTGATATGGTAAGATGTCCGCATTGTGGCGCGTGGTCATCCAGAGAGGAAGCGAGGGCAGACCATGCAGATCGTTGAGAAGAAGCTGGATGAGATCCGGCCGTACCCGAACAATCCCAGGAACAATGACGGAGCGGTCGATGCGGTCGCTGCTTCCATCCGGGCGTTCGGGTTCAATGTGCCGATCATCGTGGATGCATCCGGCGAGATCGTAGCCGGCCATACGAGATACAAAGCGGCGAGGAAGCTGGGACTGGAGACGGTGCCTGTGATCGTGGCGGATGACCTGACGGATGATCAGGTCAAGGCGCTGCGCCTGGCGGACAACAAGGTAAGCGAGCTGAGTTCCTGGGACTACGTCATGCTGGAGGACGAGCTGGCGGAGATCAAGATGGACATGGAGCAGTTCGGCTTCCGGTCGGACGAAGAGGTGGCGAGCATATCGTGTGGCGGCGAGCTGGATCTGGAAGACTTCGCCGATGAGCGTTTCGATTACTGCTGCCCGGAATGTGGGTTTATGTTCAATGAGTGAGTATATCTGGAATCTGGCGGACCTGAAGAAGGTCAAGCCGAACGGGTACAAAGTCTTTTCCTGCTTTTCGTGCGGCGGCGGTTCGTCCATGGGATACAAGCGGGCCGGCTTCGAAGTGGTCGGCAACTGCGAGATCGATCCGGCGATGAACGAGCTGTATAAGAAAAACATGCATCCGCGCTGGTCTTACGAGATGGGCGTCCAGGACTTCAAACTGCTGGAGGATCTTCCGGCTGAGCTGTATGGGATCGACGTTCTGGACGGGTCCCCGCCGTGCAGCACGTTCTCCATGGCCGGCAATCGTGAGGACGACTGGGGAAAAGAAAAGAAGTTCCGGGAAGGGCAGGCCAAGCAGGTCCTGTCCGATCTGTTCTTCGAGTTCATCGACGTGGCGGAGAAGCTGAAGCCGAAGATCGTGATCAGCGAGAATGTGAAAGGGATCGTTCTGGGGAACGCACGGTCTTACATGAACAGCATTCTGAAAGCGTTCGATGCTATCGGCTACGACACGCAGGTGTTTCTGCTGAACGCGGCTGCGATGGGCGTCCCGCAGCGCAGGGAGCGCGTCTTTCTGGTATCCAGGCGGAAGGATCTCCGGCTGGAGCCGATGAAGATGCCGGCGTTCAAAGAGCGCCCGGTCCCCTATGGCGAGTTCGCCAATCAGGATTTCCGGCCGCTGAAAGGCGCCCAGGAAGTGGACAGATGGAAGAAGAGAAAAGACAGCGATCACAGCACCGGCGACGTGGTGAAGAGGACCGAGAAGGGAAAGGTCAGCGGCTTCACGGCCGGATATCTCAAGCGGAATGAAGTGGCGCCGACGGTCACGGCCGGTGACAGCCTTGTGCGGTTCGACGTCTGCGGCCGCCCGTCCTTTCGGGACATCACGGTGATGCAGACCTTCCCGCAGGATTATGACTTCGGCAGCGCGAGCCCGGCGTATGTCTGCGGGATGAGTGTCCCGCCGCTGATGATGGAGAAGGTCGCGAAGCAGGTGCAGATCCAACTGCTGGATAGAATGACATGACGAGAGAAGAATGGAAGACCAGGATCGCGGCGAGCTGCCGGTCGGTGGGAACGTATCGGCCTGAATTCGACCCGGTGATCGACACGCTTGCCGGCGTGCTGGAGAAGCGGGACAAGACCGAAGACCAGTTTGAGCGAAGCGGCGGGAACGCGGTGGTCACGCATACGAACAAGGGCGGCGCGTCCAACCTGGTGAAGAACCCGCTGCTGGTCGTGATCGGTGAGCTGAACGCGCAGGCGCTCGCGTACTGGCGCGACCTGGGGCTTACGCCTTCCGGGCTGAAGAAGATAAACGAGAAGGCACTGGAGAAAAGAAAGGGTAATGCTTTAGCTGAAGCATTGAGAGAGCTTGGCGGTTAAAAACTACAAAGAGATCGCGATGACCTACGCGAAGAAGGCGGCGGAGGGCATACGGTACGAGATAGGCGAAGATGGGCCTCTGGAGTACCTGTGCAGCGAGGGAGAGAAACTCGCCGCCCAGCGGTTCCTGCGAGACCTTGAGCGAGACGATCTGGAGTTCCGAAAGAAGGACGCAGACCTTGCGCTCGGCATCATTGAGAAGATCATGGTGCATAAGCAAGGCGAGACGATCACCGGGAAGCCTCTGATGAACGAGCCGCTGATCCTCCAGCCGTGGCAAGTCTTCTGCGTTTACAACGTCATCGGATTCTACTACAAGGGAACAACAGAGCGACGATATAAAGAGGCCCTGATCTTCCTGCCGAGGAAGTCAGGAAAGACCCTCTTCATCGCCGCTCTTGCTTTTGCTCTCGGTGTGCTGGAGAGAAAGAGCGGCGCGAAGATCTACATTGTCGCCGCGTCCCAGCAACAGGCCTGCGAGTCCTTCAACGACATCGTGTACTCGCTGAAGTACAAGGGCATGACGGAGGACTTCACGATCCGTGACAACTCGTTCCGGCACGACATCAAGATCGAGTTTGAGGACGACGAAGGGAGACCGAACGGCTCCATCGAGATCGCGGCACTCGCGTCGAACCCGGACGTTCATGATTCTTTCAACTGCAACATCGCTATCGCGGACGAGATCCACGCCTTCAAAAAGGCGGCCCAGTATAACCGTTTCAAAGAGGCCATGAAGGCCTACACGAACAAGCTGATGATCGGGATTACTACCGCAGGAGATAATGTAAACTCCTTCTGTTATCGGCGGCTGGAGTATGGAGACAAGATCCTGAAGGGGCTTGTGCAGGACGATTCCCTGTTCATCTTCATCGCAAGAGCTGACCAAGCGGAGGACGGCACGGTGGAGTACACCGACCCGATCCAGCACCAGAAAGCCAATCCGTCCTATGGTGTGACGATACGTCCGGAGGACATCATGAACGATGCTCTCCAAGCGCAGAACGATCCACAGCAGAGGAAGGACTTTCTCTCAAGGTCGCTGAACCTGTACACGGCGGCGACCAGAGCGTGGTTCGATCTGGACGAGGTCAGGGCGAGCGACAGCCGGTACAACTGGACGATAGACGAGCTGGCCAGACTTCCCATCGACTGGTACGGTGGCGCGGATCTGTCGAGGATGTACGACCTCACAGCTGCCGCACTGTACGGAGAATACAACGGCGTGGACATCTGCATCACGCACGCCTTCTTCCCGATCACGCAGGCGGTGAACAAGGCGGACAACGACCAGATACCTCTGTTCGGCTGGGCAGACGACGGCTGGCTCACGATGTGCAACAGCCCGACGGTGAATATCGGGGATGTCGTGAACTGGTTTGTGGATATGAAGCGGAGAGGCTTCAGGATCAAACAGATCGGACACGACCGAAAGTTTGCCGGAGAGGAATACTTCCCGGCCATGAAGGCGGCAGGCTTCAACATCATAGACCAGCCGCAGTATTTCTACCTTAAGAGTCAGGGATTCAGACACATAGAGAAGGCCATCAAGGACGGCAGATTCTACTACTGCCACTCGGAGGCCTTCGAGTATTGCATATCAAACGTGCGAGCAATAGAGAAGACGGACGACGCTGTCCAGTACGAGAAGATCCAGCCGGAGCACAGGATAGACCTGTTCGACGCGGCGGTGTTCGCGTGCATAAGACTGGCCGAGGCAAACGTGAAGCGAGCCAAAGCAAAGAAATGGTTCGGGGAGGAATGAGTAAATGAAAGTAAGTGACCTGTTTCGGCGGAAGCCGAAGCAGAGGGGGCAGATAGCTCTCGGCCTGTGGGACGGTGACGACTTCTGCTGTCCGGGATACATCAGTCTGGACAAGTGCCCGGAGATCGTGGCCGGATGCTACGCCATCGCGAAGCTGCTCGGAAGCATCACCATCTACCTCATGAGCAACACCGAGAAGGGCGACGTGCGGATCGTGAACGAATTGTCGAGGGTTCTGGACATCGACCCGATGCCGAACATGACCCGGAAGACATGGATGGAAGCCATCGTGATGAACCTCCTGCTCTACGGAAACGGAAACAGCATCGTGTACCCGAAGACCCGGAGCGGATACCTCCAGTATCTGGAGCCGATAGCACCGTCCAGAGTTCAGCTGATGCCGGTGCCGGGAAGCTACAGGAACTATCAGGTGTGGATCGACGGCAAGGCCTACGATTCCGACAAAGTCCTGCACTTCACGCACAACCCGGACAAGACCTATCCGTGGAAGGGCAAGGGCGTAATTATCAGCATCAAGGACATCCTGAACAACCTGAAACAGGCGACCGCCACGGAGAAGGGATTCATGGAGTCCAAGTGGAAGCCGACGCTGATCGTGAAGGTGGACGCGATGATCGACGAGTTCAGCTCTCCAGCAGGACGGAAGAAGCTCCTCGACGAGTACGCCGCTTCGGCGACGGTGGGAGAACCCTGGCTCATTCCTGCGGAGCAGTTCGATGTGGAGCAGGTACGGCCTCTCACCTTGGCAGACCTCGCCATCAAGGACACGGTGGAGCTGGACAAGCGCACTGTGGCCGCTGTGCTGGGCGTACCGCCGTTTTTGCTCGGAGTAGGGGAATACAACAAGGATGCGTGGAACAACTTCGTACAGAACACTGTGAGGCCCATAGCGGTGGGCATCCAGCAGGAGATGACGAAGAAGCTCATCCTCTCCCCGAAGTGGTATGTCAAGTTCAACGTGCTCTCCCTCATGGACTGGGATCTCAATACCCTTTACACCGTCTTCGGCGGCTTGAGCGACAAGGGCATCGTGACCGGGAACGAGGTCAGAGACCGGATCGGAATGTCGCCGCTTGACGGTCTGGACGAGCTTCGGATTCTGGAGAACTACATACCCTCCGACATGATCGGACAGCAGAAGAAGCTGGTGCAGGGATGAAGCTTACACCTACTTGCCCGGTAGGCAAATACCGCAGCGACATGAAGATCATCTGCACGAAGGACAATATGCCGTGTGCCTTCCAGTTTTTCAAACAGTGCAAGGGCTGGTGGGCGAACACGGAAAGCGCGGCGAAATGCCTCAAAAGAGAAGAAGAACAAACTTAACTTGAAAGGAGAAGAAACATGAAAACATTAGTGGCCATCCCATGCCACGACAAAGTGGACGCGGCGTTCATGAGGTCGGTGCTCGGCCTCCAGCTGGAGGGAGAAGTGGAGTTCAGCTTTGCCATCGGCTCGCTCATCTACGACGCGAGGAATCGGCTGGCGTTGCAGGCGTGCGAGCAAGGCTTCGACGCTGCGCTCTGGCTGGACAGCGATATGGTCTATCCGCCGGAGATGTTCAAGCAGATGTGGGCCAGACTGAACGAGGGAGCGGAGTACGTTTCCGCGCTGGCGTTCACACGGAAGACACCGTGCAAACCTGTGATCTACGAGTACATCGGATTCCGGGGCACGCTTCCTGTGTGTGAGTCCATGTTCGACTACCCGGAGGACAGCATCTTCGAGATCGCCGGGAGCGGCATGGGCTGTGTGATGATGACGACCAGCCTCATCGAAAGGGTCGGCAGAAAGTTCGGCCTGCCGTTCTCACCGAGGATGGGCTTCGGTGAGGATCTCACCTTCTGCCTGAACGTGCAGGACATAGGCGTGCCGATGTTCTGTGATTCATCCATCAAGGTGGGACATCTGGGATATGTAGAGTTTAACGAAGAACAGTACAAAGTGGAAAGGAGTCTGCACAATGAGACAAGTAAGAAGCGTCCCGTCGACCTTTCAAACAAGGGAGGAGAACGGTGAGCTGACGATTCAAGGCTATTTTGCCGTTTTCAATTCACTGTATGAGATAGCACCTGGGATGACCGAATCGGTCGCTCCGGGTGCTTTTCAGAACACGCTGGCCGGAGACATCCGCGCCCTGATCAACCACGACACGACACTGGTGCTCGGAAGAACAAAAGCCCACACTCTCGAACTGCGCGAAGACGAACACGGTCTATGGGGGAAGGTCACCATCAATCCGAACGATGTGGACGCTATGAACCTGTACGAACGTGTGAAGCGCGGCGACGTGGACGGCTGCTCTTTCGGCTTCAACCCCACGGACGAGGAGACCGAGATCCGCGAAAATGGGGACGTGCACTGGACGATCAAGGCTGTGGAACTGTTCGAGGTTTCCGCGTGTACATTCCCGGCCTATGAGGCCACTAATATCTCTGCGCGGAGTGCGGAAGCTGAAGACCTGAAGAAGCGGAAGCACGAAGCATGGCAGATGAAGATGAAGGAGATGCTGAAGTAAATGGCACTGAAAGCACTGCTCCTGAAGAAGCGGCTGGACGATGGCCGGAAGAAGCTCGACGAACTGCGGAAGAAGGACGAGGAGTTCGAACTCCGCGAGACCGAGCTGAAGACCGCCATCGACGAGATGCCCATGGACGCGGACGAGGAAACTCGCTCCGCTCTGGAGGAGAGCATCACCGCCTTCGAACAGGAGAGAGAAGCACACGCGGCAGAGGTGGCCGACCTGACGCGAGAGATCGAAAACCTTGAGGCCGAACTCACCGAGGAGGAAGAAGACGCTCCCGGTGAACCCGAACCGGAAGAAAAAGAAATCATTCCGGAGAAAATCGAAAGAAAGGCAGAGATGAAAATGAACATTCCCGAAAGCCGCGCCAAGATGTTCGGCGCAACCGCGCAGGAGCGCACCATGTTCTTTGAGAGGGACGACGTGAAGGCGTACCTCGGCGAGATCCGCACCTGCATCGCTGAAAAGCGTGCCCTCACGAACGTGGGCCTGACCATTCCTTCTGTCCTGCTGGGCATCCTGAAGGAGAACGTGATCCAGTATTCCAAGCTGTACAAGCACGTCAATGTCCGCGCCATCGGCGGCGAGGGCCGTATGGTGGTACAGGGCACCGTGCCCGAGGCCGTCTGGACTGACTGCTGTGCGAACCTGAACGAGCTGTCCCTGTCCTTCAACGACGTTGAGGTCAACTGCTGGAAGGTCGGCGGCTTCTTCGCCATCTGCAACGCTTCCCTCGAGGACAGCGACATCGACCTGGCAGCCGAGCTGGTCGCCGCTCTGGGGCAGGCCATTGGCCGCGCTCTGGACAAGGCCATCCTGTACGGCACCGGCACCCGGATGCCTCTCGGCATCGTCACCAGACTGGCCCAGACTTCCGAGCCTGCCTCTTATCCCAGCACCGCCCGGACTTGGGTCGACCTGCACAGCACGAACATTCTGGCGGCTGCCTCCTCCGGTGCGGATATGCTCGCCAATCTCGTGACCAACCTCGGTGCGGCGAAGGGCAACTACAGCCGTGGCGAGCTGGTTCACGTCATGAACGAGAAGACCTACACCTACCTCATGGCGCAGGCTATGACGGTCAATGCACAGGGCCAGATCGTGACCGGGATCGACGGACGGATGCCCGTTGCCGGTGGCGTGATCGAGGTCGTCAACGACGTGCCGGATTATCACATCATCTCCGGCTACTATGACCTGTACCTGCTGGCGGAGCGTGCCGGTGAGAAGTTCGCTTCCTCCGACCACTACCGCTTCCTCGCGGATCAGACCGTCTTCAAGGGAACTGCGAGATACGATGGACAGCCTGCCATCGCTGAAGGCTTCGTGCTGTCCACGGTCAACGGCGTGACCGCCGCTTCCGCGACCACGGCCATCAGCTTCGCCTCTGACACGGCGAACAGCCACTAATCACAGACAGGGAGGCTTCTTCGGAGGCCTCCCACTTTTAAGGAGTGAAGCAACGTGCCTAATATGAGCGACACCGAACTGCTGACGATGACAAAGGCAGATCTGGAGATCATAGCCGCGAACACCACGAAGGACACATACCTCACGCAGCTCATCTCGGCGGCGAAGAAGTTCATCGGGACGGAAGGGATCACTCTCGACCTGTCCGACATGGAGGACTGCACGCTCGTCGTTATGTACGCTGCCTATCTGTATCGGAAACGGGCGGAGGATTCCGTCAGTATGCCGAGGATGCTCCGCTGGGCCTTGAATAACCGCCTGTTCAAAGAGAAGGTGAACGAATGAAGGACGCAGGAGTGGTGACGGTGTGCCAGCTGACGAACACGGCGCAGGCTGGCGCGATGCCTGTGGAAGAACTCACAGCCGTGGCCACTGCGTACTTCGAGGAGCGCACGGTCGGGTATAACCGGTATTTCACCGCGCTGGGCGTAAACGAAAGGGTTGACATGATGATCCGCGTGGTGAGGATGCCGGAAGCCCGTGCCGGGATGTACGCCGTTCTCTCGCAGAGCGAGAACGACGGACAGTACAGGATCGCGCAAGTCCAGAACCTTCTGGATGACGACGGCCTGAAGGTGACAGACCTGTCTCTGACACGACTGGACACCTTCTACAACTTGGAGGAAGCAGAAGATGACGAGCCTACAGAACAAACTCAAAACGATCCGTGATGCGCTCGTCGCAGGCCTGACGGAGTACAACGAGGGAGAATCGGAGGGCACTCTGATCTGCGATGTGTATCACTACTGGCGGCCTCACATGGCCGCACCGTTCGTGGTATGGGCAGAGGACGGAGAGGCCAACAGCCTCGACGCTGACGACCGGAAGCAGGAGCAGGTGCTCACCGGGTATGTGGACTTCTACACCCGGACGGAGTTCGACACCATAGCGGATAAGATCCAGACGGCCCTGTTCGGACTTCAGTCTATCCCGTTCGTCTGGCGGCTCGAAGCGGTGGATTACGAAGACGACACCAACCTCATACACTACCAGTGGACGTGGGAGGTGGCCTGAATGGCCAAGTTCACCGTGGGAGACGGTCTGAACGACTACCTGAAGGACTTGGAGAAGCTGGAGGTCAAGACCGGGAAGTACCTCGGGCAAGCCCTCTACGAAGGCGCGAAGATCGTCGCCGACGAGATCCACAAGAACATCGCGAGTCTCCCGGTACAGAACACACCGGCAAAGAAGGGGCAGAGGCGTGATCCGTCACAGGTCGAGATCGACGGGATGCTCGACGGCCTCGGAATTGCCAAAAAGAGAGTGGCCAACGGATACAGCAACGTGAAGATCGGAATGGACGGATACAACAGCCATGTGACGGAGAAGTACCCGAAGGGCCACCCGAACGCGATGGTGGCTCGGTCGATAATGACCGGGACATCATTCATTAACCGCCATCCCTTCGTCGAGCGAGCCGTGAACGCCGTAGGCGGCAAGGCTGAAGACAAGATGAGGGAGATCATAGAGAACGGCATCAACGAAACGATGCAGTGAGGGAGGCAAGGGCCTCCCATTTTATTTGAAGGAGTGAACAACATTGGCAAACGGTAGAGTATGCACCGGCTTCTCGCTGCCGAAGGTCGCCAAGTACACGGTCAGCTCCGGCACGGTCAGCTACACGAACGTGACCGCTCTGGCACGTGGCGTGGACGTGACCTTGAGCATCGAGAGCGCGAGTGACAACAAGTTCTATGCCGACAACGTACTGGCCGAGAGCGAAAATCAGGCGTTCTCCAGTGGCTCTCTGTCCCTGACCGTTGACGGCCTGAAGGACACGGCTCGCCAGATGATCACCGGAGTGGCCACCACTTCGAGCACGACCGTCAGCACCGGCGTGACCGTGACGTGGGACGTGTACGACGACGCGGCTGTCGTGCCCTATGTGGGCGTTGGATTTGTCGCCCGGTACATGGAGGACAACGTGACGTCGTTTGTTCCCATCGTGCTGAAGAAGTGCAAGTTCTCCGACCCGGAGATCTCTGCGGCGACGCAGGAGGAGTCCATCGACTGGCAGACCCAGACGCTGGAAGCCGAGATCATGAGAGACGACAGCTCCAGCCACGCATGGCGCATGATCGGCACGGCCCTCTCCACGGAGGCGCAGGCCGAGACCGCCGTCCTGAAGGCTCTGGGCGCGACCTGATGAGCAGGAGGAGAACAGGATGGAACTGAACGGGAGAGAAATAGGCTTCCGCCGCTCCGTATACGCGGAGAAAGAGATCGCGAAGATCTCACCGAACCACGACCCGTCAAAGCTGGGGAAACTGCTCTCCGGCGGAGATGTGGTCGTCGCTTTGGAGACGATGGTCACGTTCATCCGTGCGCTCTCGGAGGCGTATGAGAACCACAGGAAGCGCAAGGAACCGGGCTACACACCGAACCCGGTCACGGAGGACGAGCTGATGGACGAGTCCACGGACACGGTCATCGAGCTGTTCAACAAGGCCGTGGAGGTGTTCAAAGAGGATGGAAAGACCACCGTGGAAAGCGAGGCCCCGAAGGGAAAAAACGGGGAAGCGGCCAGCGAATAACGCTCAACCTGTCGTGGTATCTGTTCTACGGCAGGACGTTAAACATGGAGAAGCAGGAGATCATGGACACGACCATCGGAGAGATGCAAGACATGATCTCCTGTCTTGCTATATACGAGGGCACCGCTGTGCCGAAAAAGCAGAAAGTAACAGACTTTGACGAAGCAATCAGAATGAGGTGATCGCTTGCCTGCTGACATTGGCGTAAAGATCGGCGTACAGGGCGACGAACAATACAAGCAGTCTCTGAAGGACATCATTCAGGAGACAAAGACGCTCAACGCCGAGATGAAGAAGACGGAATCTTCGTTTGATTCGTCAGCGAAAGCGCAGGACAAGGCAGCCGCGAAGCTGGAAGTCCTGAATAAACAGGTAGAAAAGCAGAAAGAGTATATCGAGAAGCTGAAGGAAGAACTGGCGAAGGCCTCGGAGAACTACGACGAGAACTCCAGCAAAGTCCTGAAGCTGAAAGAGAACCTTGCCAAAGCCGAGACCGCTCTGAACCGGATGGAGTCCGACCAGCGCGAGCTGAACGAGGAGATGAAGAAGGCTCCGTGGGACGACTTCAAGAAGAAGATCGGAGACGTGAGCGAGAAGCTACAGAAGGTCGGCGAGAGCATGAAGACCGTCGGCACGAACATGAGCAAGTACGTCACGGCCCCGATAGCGGCGGTCGCAGGCCTCTCCGTGAAAGCGTTCACGGAAGTGGACGATGCGATGGACGAGCTGGTCAAGATGACGGGCAAGACCGGAGACGAGCTGGACGGCCTCAAGAGCACGGTGGAGTCTCTGGCCACCACGCTCCCGGTCACGTTCGAGGACGCGGCGAAAGCGGTCGGAGAGGTCAACACAAGGTTCGACGCTTCCGGAGATCTGGCTGATAACTTGAGCCAGAAGTTCCTGAAGTTTGCGAAGATAACCGACTCCGATGTCGTGGACGCTATAGATTCGACACAGCACGCGATGGCAGCCTGGGGCCTGTCTACGGATCAGGCCGGGAACTACCTCGACGTTCTGGCCAAAGTGGCGCAGGACACCGGGGCAAGCGTGGACACGCTGAACAGCGTCGTAGCGAGCAATAAGGTCGTATTTGACGAGATGGGCATGAGCATCTACACGGCGGCGAACTTTGTCGGTGAGCTGGACAAAGCCGGTGTGGATTCGTCTACGGCCATCGCAGGCCTCAAGAAGGCCATGCAGAACGCCACGAAACAGGGCAAGCCTCTGGATCAGGCACTCTCCGAACTGGCGGACACGCTGGCCAAAGGAGACACGGACACAGAGGCCTACGCCGAGGCCATGGAGCTGTTCGGGAACAAGGCAGGCCCACAGCTTGCCGAGGCCCTGAAAAGTGGCAAGATCTCCCTGACGGACTTCAAGAGAGTGGCTGCCGACTCCATGGGATCGGTGGAGGAAACCTTCGAGGCCACGCTGGATGCTCCGGATAAGTTCACGAGCGTTCTGAACGAGCTGAAGCTACTCGGCTCCGATGTCGGGGGCACGTTGCTGGAGGCCCTGACACCGGCCATCGAGAAGGTGGCGGAGGTGATCAAGAAGGTCGCCGAATGGTGGTCAGGACTTTCTCCGCAGATGCAGAACACGATCCTTATCATCGCCGGAGTTGTAGCGGCCATTGGGCCTCTGATTTCCGTCATCGGCACGCTTATGTCCCTGATGAGTCCGGTCGGCCTGATCATCGCAGCCATCGCGGCAGCCATCGCAGGCGTGATCCTCGTCATAAAAAACTGGGGCGCGATCACCGAGTGGCTGGGCGAGACGTGGAAGAAGGTCACCGGCTGGATAAAAGATGCAGCCGGGAAGGTCGCGAACTGGGTCAGCAACGCCTGGGGCAACGTGAAGGAGTGGACTTCAAACGCATGGAACAACGTGAAGGACACCGTCTCCGGCGCAGTCCAGTCCGTGAAGGAAAACGTGGTCAATAAATGGAACACCATCAAGGACACCACAACGGCCGTATGGGGCGCGATAAAGCAGAAGGTACAGGAGAACGGCGGAGGCATTAAAGGCATCCTACAGACGGCCACAGAGGGCTACAAGAACCTCTGGACAAACGCCTTCAATAAAATCAACGACATCACCGGTGGGAAGTTGGGCGATGTGCTGAACAAGGTCAAGGACAAGCTGGCATCCATCAAGCAGAAATTCACGGACACGTTCGACGGGATCAAGAACTTCATCAGCACGACCATCGACAAGATCAAGAACTTCTTCTCCAATCTGACGCTGAAGCTGCCGCACATCAAACTTCCGCACTTCAAACTGACGGGATCGTTCAGCCTGTCGCCTCCGAGCGTGCCGCATATATCCATTGACTGGTACAAGAAGGCCTACAGCGAACCGATCATGTTTACCTCGCCCACCGTGCTGGGCACTATGGGCGGCCTGAAGGGGTTCGGAGACGGCTCCGGCGGTGAGATCGTCATCGGTGAAAAGATGATGTATGGAATGATCCAGCAGGCTGTGAAAAGCGCAGGCGGAAACCAGTACACGATAGCCATCGAAGTGAACGGCGCGGTCGGGCAGGATGTCTCCGACCTTGCTGACGCTGTCGCGGAGCGTCTGACGTTTGAAATCCAGAGAAGGGAGGCGGCCTTCGCGTGAGCAATCAGTATCATGAATACTTCACCTACGACTCCCTGAAGTCCTGCGATTATGGCGTATGGATCTCCGGCGAGAATACTTTCGTCGCTCCGGAGAGAGACGTGGAGGTCATCGAGGTGCCCGGAAGGAACGGCACTCTGACGATAGATAATGGCCGGTGGAAAAATGTCCAGTTTGTCTACCCCTGTTTCATGAGCGGAGACTTCCTCTCGGGCTTCCAGACGTTCAAAGCTAAGCTTTTGACGAAGAAGGGATACCTGAAGCTGGAGGACACCTACCACAGCGGATACTACCGCATGGCTCGCGTGAGGAGCGGCATCGTGCCGAAGCCTGGGATCTACAACAAGAGCGCGAAGTTTGAGGTGGCCTTTGATTGCTGGCCGCAGCTGTTCCTGTCCTCCGGCGACACGGCGCAGGCGATAGTAGCCAGCGGCAACATTACCGGAGGCCCGACGAGCGTGTCGGATACTCCGGCTCTTCCCATCGTGAAGATCTATCTGAAGAATCCGAGTACCTATAGCGCGAAGACTGGCTCGATCACGATAGGGAGCCGGACGATGAGCTTCACGTCGCTGCCGTATTTGAGCGGATACAGTGACGAGGTGACCATCGACTGCGAGAACAGCCAGATCTGGCAGGAGACGCTGGTGCCGGGTGTTCCGGTCAGCGTGGCCAGTTACTTCTCCGGTACATTCTTCAATCTCGCACAGGTGACGGTGGCGGCATCCTACACCGGAGACATCAGGAAGATAGAAGTCACGCCGAGGTGGTGGACGATATGATCCCACGTCTCTATGCGGACGGCCTCACAGTGGCACCCGGCAACACGCCGGAGGACGCGACGAAAGAACTCCGGGACACCATTTCCTGTGTGGTAGAGAGAGAGATCAACGGGATCTTTGAGCTGACCATGACCTATCCGATCACCGGCGTGCACTATGACGACATCGCGCTCCGGTCGCTCCTGTATGTCATAGCGGCGGACGCAGGAAGCCGTCAGCTGTTCAGGATATACCGGATCTCGAAGCCGCTGCGCGGTATCGTGACAATAAACGCACGTCATATATCCTACGACCTCGGCGGTTATGTCCGGCAGCCGTTCACATCATCCACGCTGTCCGGCACGCTGGCCGTCTTGGCAAACGACACCTACCCGGCAGGCTGCCCGTTCACCTTCACGACATCGTTGTCCAAAAACGGCTCGTATACGTTAGTCAAGCCGAGCAGTCTCTGGTCTATCATGGGCGGAATGGACGGCAGCCTGCTGGATAAGTGGCACGGCCTTGAGTATGACTTCAACAACTTTTCTGTAAGCGTCAAGAGTTCCCTCGGAGGCTCGCACGGTGTGGTCATCGAATACGGAAAGAACCTGATGCAGCTGATGCAGGAGGAAAACTCCGGCGATCTGTACACCGGGATCGTCCCGTATTACTACACGGAGGCCGATGGCCTTGTCACGACGGCAGATCCGGTCGAGGCATCGGCCGTCTGGCCGTTCGACTATTACAAGGCTGTGGATCTGACCGACCGCTTCCAGACGGCTCCCACTTCGGTGGAGCTGGAGGCGGCGGCGCAGACCTACATCACGAACAACAACATCGGCGCGATCCTCCTGTCGCTGGACGTGGACTTCGTGCCGCTCTTCCAGACGGAGGAGTACAAGGGAGACATCACGGAAAGAGTCTCCCTGGGTGATGTCGTTACCGTGAACTTCACCGCCCTTGGAGTGAGTGCGACAGCCAGAGCGGTGGCCTATTCCTTCGATTGCCTGAAAGAGAAATACAAGAAGATCACCGTCGGGCAGGCAAAGCCTGACATGGGTCAGGTCATTCAGGGAATGATAAACAACAGCACGGCGGTGAAGACCTCTGACTACCCGAACGCGAGAGGAGTCGACTTCTGATGTGGTACAAGGCAACATCAACTGACATCACGGAAGTGGCCGACGCTATCCGGGCGAAGACGGGATCATCTGCCGAACTGGAGTTCCCGGACGAGTTCGTCACCGCCATCGCGTCCATCCCCACCGGGGGAGGTCAGTACCAGAGCAAGTCCCAGAGCTTCACGCCGTCCACATCGGCGCAGTCGGCAACGATAACAGCGGACAGCGGATTCGACGCTCTGGCCTCCGTCACGGTCACGGTGACCGCTATGACGACCATGACGCTCCCCACGGCGGCCTCCAGTTCCGGCTCCGGCACGGCGAAGCTGACGGTCAGCCGGAGCACGTCCGATCAGTATATAAACATCCCCATCGGCTGGAACAGTGCGGCGGCCTACTACAAGATCAGCGCGGTGCCGAACGGCACGGCAGGAACGCCCACGGCTACCAAGGGAGCCGTAAGCAATCACTCGATAGCGGTCACGCCGTCGGTCACCAATTCCACCGGCTATATTTCCGGCGGCACGAAGACCGGCACGGCTGTGACCGTTTCCGCTTCCGAGCTGGTCAGCGGTACGAAGACCTTCAGCGCGAACACAACCAGCGCGGACGTGACCAATTACAAGTATGTCACCGTCAACACGCCGGAGATCAACAATCAGGACAAGACGGTCAGCCCTTCCACGACTGCACAGACGGTCACAGCAGACACCGGATATAGCGGACTTGGCACCGTCGTCGTTACGGCCATGACCGCCATGACGCTACCGACAGCAACCTCCGCAGCTGCGTCCGGTACTTCGAAGGCAACCATCACCGCCACGTCGGTCAATCAGTACATCAACATCCCGACAGGCTGGAACAGCTCGGCGGCGTATTACAAGATCAATCCGGTGCTCTTGCAGAGCAAGACAGCGACCCCGTCCGGCGTAGAACAGAGGATAACTGCCGACACCGGATACACCGCGCTGGACAAGGTGACAGTGGAAGCAATCCCGGCAGGCGTGGCGACCGCTCCGCAGTTTGTAACAGGATCTTCGGCGACAGTAAATACAGCCGGGGATCTTTTTGTGCTGTCCCAGAATGTCTCGGTCACGCCGGATATACCGACAGCTGGATATATATCGAGCGGCACCGCAGGCACGTCCCTGGTCACGCTTCAGGCGGATATCGCTATCAACGACGCTTCTGATCTGACGGTCAGCGGCCCGACTGTTACGGCTCCGGCAGGATACTACAGCAGCACGGTCTCGACGACGGTCACGACGATGGCCCTGACCAGCCCGACGAGCACACACACCGGAACGAAGGTCGGGAGCAATATCGGGCGGAGCACGTCCACAAGGTATATCAATATACCGGTGGGCTACAACGAGAGCGCGGCGTATTACCAGATCAGCGCGGTGGCAAACGGGAGCGTGACCGCACCGGCTTCGATCTCCGGCACGGCCGCCACGCTGACCGCAGGCACGAACACCATCACGCTGACGAAGGACATCTCCGTCACGCCAACGGTCACCACCGCCGGATATATTTCTTCCGGCACAGCTGGAACTTCCTCGGTGAGCCTGTCGGCAAACGTGAACGTGAGAGGATCTTCGGATCTGACCGTCAGTGGCCCGACAGTGACAGCACCGGCCGGATACTACGGAGCGTCGGCTTCCACATCGGTGGCCCTTATGACGCTCCCCACAGCGACCTCTGCTGCATCTTCCGGAAGCTCGAAGGCAACGATCACAGCGACGAGCGTCAACCAGTATATCAACATCCCGACCGGGTACAACAGCGCGGCAGGATATTACAAGATCAATCCGGTCACGCTCCAGAGCAAGACCGTCACGCCTTCGGGAGTTGAGCAGAGGATCACAGCGGACACGAGCTACACCGCGTTGGAGCAGGTCACGGTCTCGGCCATCCCGGCCGGTGTGGCAACGGCTCCGGCTCTGATCAGCGCATCATCGGCCACAGTGAACACGGCGGGCGGCCTATTCGTTCTGTCCGCGTCCACTTCCGTCACGCCGGACATCACGACCGCAGGCTACGTCAGCTCCGGCACGGCCGGTACTTCCCTGATCACCATGCAGGCGGACATCGCGCTTCGCTCCAGCTCGGACATGAGCTTCGGCCTGTACGGAGGCTCTCAGCCGTATGTAAACGCTCCCGGAGGCTATTACGAAGCGGAGGACAACCGGTTCTTTATCGGACGCGGTACGGTCACGGCACCGTCCTCGATAAGCGGAACGGGGGCAACGGTCACAGCTGGATCTGACACGCTCACGTTTACGAAGGACATCTCTGTCACTCCGAACGTGACCACGGTGGGCTATATCGGCTCCGGAACAGCTGGCACGGCGACGGTCACCCTGACGGCGAACGTGGAAACGAACAGCTCGTCCGATGTTACCGTCAGCGGCACGACCGTCACGATTCCGGCTGGATATTATGCGCAGGCGGTCACGAAGACGGTCAGCGGCGGCGGAGGAGTTGGGACGCTGATCAACACGACCTCCCTCGGAGCCTTGTCCACGGCATCCACGCAGAGCACGAACACGAACAAGTCTCTCACGGTCAGCAACGCGGATCAGTATGATCTCATTGTTGTTGAGGTCAGCGTGGACAGCGTGACGAATAACAGGCACGTCGCCACGGTGAGTATGATCCTGCTGACCGGCACATCGAATGTCAGCACGAAGAACACGGTCACGGTCGCCAGCAACAAATGGAACTGCAAGGTAAACTCAAGCGGCGTGTACTCAACGAGGCAAGGCACCACCGCCTACGGCATATACGCGAACAGCGGATCTCTGTCGAGTGGCACGCTCACGATCCCATTGTATTACAGATACAACTCGACAAGTTCGGGAACGATCAATGGAAACTACACTGCGCGAGTGTACGGCGTGAAGCTGTATGATCTCATCGGCGGATAGAAGGGGGCGACATTATGAACAGCGCAGTACTGGCCGCCCTCATCTCCGGGGCGGTCACGATCATGGTGACCATCATCACCGTGATCTCCACAAACAGCAAGACCAGAAGTGAGATAAAAACACAGCTGGCCGTGCAGGAACAGAAGATAACCACACTCACGGAGGAAGTCAGGAGGCACAACGACTTCGCCTCGCGCATCCCGGTCATCGAGGAACGCATCGAGGCCCTGTCGGCTCGAATAGCCTCGCTGGAGGGGCGGTGATGCCGGTATGAGCGATAAAGCGTTCAACGTCATCCGCTTTCTGTCGGAGGTAGCCATCACGGCGGCTGGCGTGTGCTACAAGGCCATCGCGGAGATCTGGGGTCTGCCCTACGGGGAGGCAGTCCTCGCGACCTGCGCGGCGGTCAGCACCTTCCTCGGCATCTTCACCGAATGGCAGAGAATCAGCTACAACAAGAAGGGAGAAAAACATGAAGAAGATCTACTTGAGTCCGAGCAATCAGACCGGGAATAAGTTCGTCACAGGGAATACGAACGAGGGCACCGTCTGGCTGGACATCGCAAAGAGAACAGCCAAGATTCTGGAGGACTACGACTGCGAGGTGAAGGTCAGCAAGGCATCCCAGACGCTCGCCGCGAGGGCGGCAGAAGCGAAAGCCTGGGGGGCTGACTGTTACATCGCCATGCACTCGAACGCTGCAGGAACAGCGAACAAGGGAGCCAGAGGCGTGGAGGTCTACTACTGCCCGAAGAAAGGCCCGGAGACCCGGCTGCTCGCCTCGTCCGTGCTGAAGGAACTGTCCCACCTGTTCAAGAACAGAGGCCTGAAGCAGAGCGACAAGCTCATCGACTGCTACAAGCCGGAGATGCCGAGTATAATCGGAGAGTGCGGCTTCCATGACAACTACGAAGACGCGACCCTCATCCTTGAGAACAAGGACAAAATCGCGCAACTGTATGTCAACGCCCTCGCGAACGCCCTCGGCATCATGAGGAAGGATGCACCGCCTCTGCCGAAGCCGTCCACACCGGCCACGCCCACAGACCAGTCCACCCTCACAGCAGGCACCGAGCTGGATCTGAAGAACGAGCCGCTCTATCTGTCGGCCTCGTCCACCGTGCGCTCGTCCACCATCACCGGGAAGTATTTCTTCTGGGGCGGTAGCGTGGTGAACGGTCGCATCAGGATCACGAACGCCAAGAGCAGAGTGGGCGTGACCGGACAGGTCACCGGCTGGATAGACCACCCGGTCGTGGTGATAGTGTACAAGGTCAAGGCAGGCGACACGCTGTCCAAGATAGCCAACCAGTACAAGACCACCCTGTCGGCCATCCTGAAGGCGAATCCCGGCATAACGAATCCCGACCTCATCCATGTCGGGGATCTTATCAAAATACCCGTAAACTGAAAGGAATGATGAATCATGGGAACATGGGCAAGAAATAGCACATGGAAGTACATCAAGATCGGCAAGGAAGCGGACGACATCCTCGTTGAGCCTCCCTCCGGCAAGAAGACCATCGACAGCACCGCCGAGGTCGATGTCTCCGCCTACGCCACCGCACAGGTGGTTGATGCCAACCTCACCGCAGAGAACATCAAGAAGGATGTCGAAGTCCTCGGCATCACCGGCTCCTATGAGGGAGGTGGCGGTTCGTCCGATTTCACGACAGCGGAAGTGACGGTGGTTTACACGGTAAATGACGATTATTCATTCCCCCTTGTTTATGCGGCGGATGAAAACGAATTGGGAGAAGGTTCGCCAAAAATGATATATAACATGGCATTTTTGCCTGCTCCCGACCCTCCGGGTTATCCGGTTACATTGACATTCAATGCGGTGCTTTATGACGGAATTCAGTGCTTTTCTTATGACGAATCGCTTTCGGCATCCGTTTCTGGTGATATAACAGAAAATGACGGATTTTATACAATAACAGGAGCAGGTACAATTACGCTTCACGACTGATTCACACAAAACTGCACACAAAACTGCACACGCAACCGCTGAACACCGCATAATATAAGAAAAGTTGATGGGTTCAAGTCCCATCTCTCGCACCATATAGGAAAAACCCGGAAGCCACAACGGTTTCCGGGCTTTTTTCTTTGCCTGAAAAGGACTTCAGGCGGTCAATTTTGGCAAATTGTTGACAAATCTGTCAACTTCCTGCCAAATCTGGCAACTTTTGTCACACGAAAAATGTCACACGACATCCATTTTTTACGCCATTTGAAAATGAGAAAATCAGCCGAAGAACCGCCGGAGCTGGTCGGCTGCATCGTCCAGCTGATCCTTGCTCAAGTGCGTGTAGATCTTCCGCATCGTGGACAGGTCAGACCATCCGCCCATCTTCGCGCACTCCATCTCCGGGATGCCCAGATGATGGCAGAGAGAGGCGAACGAGTGCCGGAGGCCATGCACGCCCACCTGTGGCAGGCCTGTCGCCTCGCACAGCTTGTTTATCTGCCGGTACAGTGTATTCGGGTTAGCTTTGCAGACAAGCCCGGATTTGTCCTTCTGTGCCTTCAGAGCGTCGATGAGCTGGGGGATGATGATCGGAACGACCCTCGTGGAGCTGTCGGTCTTGTTCGTGTCTTTGATGACGAAGCCGTCCTCGCCCTTGACTACAGATCTCCGCACGGTGACCGTCCCGGCTTTCAGATCCACGTCCTTCCAGTCAAGCGCGAACACTTCAGACCGCCGGAGACTGCACAGAGCGAGCAGAGCGGCGACTTCGCACGGCTTCCCCTTAACTATGTCACAGAAGACCAAAACCTCGTCAGCGGTCAGCCAGGGGCGTTCCTTGTGCGGTATCTGCGGAAGGTTTATTCCCTCCACCGTGATCTGGTACTCTTTCAGAGCGGCGGAGACAAGGCCGAAGCCGTTCTTGATGGTCTTCGCGGATCTCACTCTCGCCTCGTCAGACACCATCCGCTGGAGCTGACGGCGGTCGAGCGTGCGGATGTCTCTCCCCATGTAGTTCTGGAACAGGTGGTTCCGGTAGGACTTATACGCCACGATGGTCGAAGGGGAGAGCACCGGCTCCCTCAACTGAATATACTCGTCTATCACGGCCCCCAGGCTTAAGTTCTGGGGGCGTTTTTTTGTCTGCCCATCTCTCAATGCCACCGCACGAGAAATGGCCTCCTGTGGGCTGTCAGCGGTCACAGAGACACGCTTCCCGTCCACGCGGATCTGACACCGCCAAGAGCCGGAAGGCAGCTCCACCGGCTTCGGGTACTTTTTCATCTGTAGTCCTCCAGCCGGATCACTTGGCCTCGTCCGTTGCGCCCTTTTTATACCGACCCAGAAGAAGGGCGACCGCTCGCTGAACATCGAGAGGAGCGGCGTGGTAGGCGGCGACCAGTTCCTCGTCTGCCTTCGACACGACAGGCGTGCCCAGTTCGAGCAGAGAGTCAGCAGAGACATCGAGGACACGGCAGAGGACAGCGAGCTGGTCAGCGTTCGGCCTGTTCGTTCCCTGTTCCCAGTTGGCAAAGGTGGAGGAAGCAACGCCGACGAGCTTCGCCACCTCGGACTGCTTGAGATCCTTCGCCTCGCGTGCGGCGCGGATCTGTGCTCCTGTTCTGTACTTCATGTTCATCACCTCGTGCCGACATTGTAATTAATTGTAACCTTGTTTTCAAGTAAAAAATACCGAAAATCAGTATAAATCTGTTGACATTACCGAATAACGGGAGTAATATGACCTCAAGCTACCGAAATCCGGTAGCACGAAGGAGGTGAACAGATGAAGATGTACGAGGCAGTTCGGGGCTATCTGGTCGAGAACGGGATCAAGCAGAAGGTCGTGGCGGAGAAAGCCGGGATTCATGTGAGCACGTTCAACGCCATGATGAACGGCCACCGGACGATGTATGCGGACGATCTGGCGAAGATTTGCATCGCGCTGGGCGTAACGGCGGAGACCTTCGTAAGGAGGGCATACGGAACATGAACACAGGAGACAAGAAGATCGTGGAGATCTTCGCCGGATGGAAAGCGGCGCACGGTTACGACCACGAGATGGCGGCGGTGGCGGCAGGATACCGAAGCTACCGAACCATGAAGCGGAGGCTGGACGAACCCGGCACCATGACCGTGCGAGAACTGCGGAAGCTGGTGGAGATGACGAAGGCAAGCCCGGACGAAGTCTGGACGATGGTAACAGGAAGGAGAACGAGATGAGCAGATACATTCTTTCGTACTGTAGCGGCGCGACAGGGTACGGTTGGGAACGAGAGGTCGACCGACTGGACGAGATCGAGCCGTACATCAACGAGAAGCGGAGAGACTACACGGCCTCCGTCACGCTTTGGGACGAGTCGCGGAAGGACTTCATCTTCTGGAAGAATGTACTGACTCACGAGCCGAGCATTGACGACCTGTCGAGGTGCGACAGGGACTACAGATGCAAGGACAAGACACGCAAGAGCGTGGAAAGGAGAAGAACATGATTCTGGAAGCATTGATGATACTTGCCGGGTTATTCGGCCTCGGCGTAGTTGGAGGCCTTGAGCGTGGCCTGCTGGGCATCGTCCCGGCGGTGATCCTGCTCGTACTGACGGCAGCGGCGGAAGTCCTGCTGGTCAGCATCAGGAGGGCCACACGATGAAGACAGCACCGCAGACCGAGAGGATCTACACGCACATCCTCGCCTATGGAAGCATCACAGCAGCCGAGGCCATGAGCCAGTACGGATGCATGAGGCTGGCCAGCCGGATCTGCGACCTAAAGCGCAAAGGGTACAACATCGGCAAGGTCATGGAACTCGGCAAGAACCGATACGGAGAAGACGTGCGGTATGCACGGTACTTCCTGATAAAGAACTAAATGCGGCAGTTTAGGTGGGGTTCCTTATGGCACGGTCAGGCCCCTTGAGGCGCGGTTAGGCCAGGCAGGCATGGCCCGGATGGAGCGGCTCGGCAAGGTGATGTGAGTCCAGGTTAGGCAGGCAAACAAAGAGACGTGGCAGGCATTAAGCCAAATTTAATAAGGAGGCCAAAATCATGGCAACGAACAAGAAGAACGAAGGAACAATCGAAATCACCAACATCAAGTACGTGGATATTCCCCTGCGGATCGTTGGCGACACGCCCCTGATCATGCACGCATGGAGCGCGAAGGCAAAGCGCGAAATGCTGGAGAAGCAGATCGGCGCGACGAAGACGACGGCGAGAGAGAAGAAGAACCCCATCGAGGACTTTGTCTCCTCCATGTACTGGCTCACGAAGATGCCGGAGGAGATGACCATCGACGCGGTGACCGAAGTGATCGGAGACGCGGAGTTCGGCTTCCCGGTGACGGCGTTCAAGCAGGCAGCCATCTCGGCGGCTTACCGGATGGGATGGGCGAAGGACAAGATGTCCATGCGCGGGGCGTTCTTCATCAAGGCGAACGCGCTCGGATATTACGCTGGAGACCTGGAAATCGACCACGATACGAACAAGGTGAAGATCATCCCGAACCAATTCCGGGCGGAGCAGCTGGTGAAGATTAATTCTGACATCCCGCAGATGCGCGAAGATATGGTGCGCGTCGGCATGGGGACGGCGGACATCCGCTACCGGGGCGAGTTCTCCAACTGGTACGCGGACATCGTAGTGAGATACAACGAGAACGGCCAGTACACGGCCGAGCAGATCGTGAACATCATCAACGCCGGAGGCTCCGTCTGCGGAGTCGGCGAGTGGAGGCCGGAGAAGGACGGCCAGTACGGGATGTTCCACGTCGAGTAATTCTCTGAACAACTGAACGAGTGACGAGGCGAGGTTAAGCGGGGCGCAGCTGCCCGGCTTGGCCTCGCTTTCTTTTTGACAGGCCGGGGCAGGTCAAGTCTTGGCGTGTTTTGGAATGGCAGGCATGGCGTGGCTCGGCCCGGCTCGGCCAGGACGGGCAAGGTAAGGCAAGGCGAGGCAGGCGCGGTCAGGTCTTGCAAGGACGGGCGAGTTACGGCGCGGCAAGGTCGGGCGCGGCAGGCTTGGCTTGGCGTGGCGCGGATGGGCTGGCGCGGCGAGTCGCGGCACGGCAAGGTCGGGACAGGTTAGTTCGGGACGGGCACGGTCTGGCAGGCAAGGTTAGGCGGGGACGTGTGCGGATGGGCAAGGACGGTCATGGCAGGCGTGGTTAGGCAAGGCAAGGACGGGCACGGCCTGGCGTGATCAGGTTTGGCGGGGCAAGGCAGACTGGGCGTGGTGAGGCATGGAACGGCCTGGCCCGGTACGTCGGGGCATGGCAGGCGTAAGCCTAAATCAGAACAAGGAGGAAGAACATGAAGTACACATTCAACAAGGCCGCACGGATCAACGCAGATCCGCAGGCCGCCGGAGAGATGTGCGAGGAGCTGTCCCGCACGGGAGGACTCACAGCCAAGCGGCTGGTAGATGCCAACCGGGCAAAGGACGCGCCTCTGCACAACGCCTTCGAGTGGAACGACAAGAAGGCGGCGGAGAAGTACCGGGAAGACCAGGCGCGGTACATCATCCGCTCGATCCAAATCGTCCGGGAGGAAGAAGAACAGGCAGAGCCGATTCGGTGCTTCTTCAACATCGAGTACACGGAGCCGGAGTACAAGCCTCTGCACATCATCCTCCAGCATGAAGACGAGACGGTGAAACTTTTCCACAGGTGCGTCCGTGAGCTTGTCGCGGTTCGCAAAAAGTACGCAGCCGTGCAGAAGGCTGCCGCAGTGTTCGCAGCCATCGACCAGCTGGCCATTGAGGAGGTGAGTGAAGAGTGACACTTGAAGAAATGAAGACCGACTACCGCCAGGCAAAGGACAAGAAGGCACAGATCTGCATCATCGCTGATCAGGCCCTCCTGACGCCGTATGAAGTGGCAACGATGCTCCGGGAATCCGGGGAGGACGTTGACGCCAGGTGGTTCGCGCAGAAGAAGTGGCGGGCACCGAAGACCGAGCCGGAGGAGCCGAAGGAAGAACCGAAGGAAGAGCCGAAGCCGGAGCGGAAGGCCGAGGTGGATCTCGATGTGCTGGTGAGGTACGTCATCAAGGCCGGGCCGTTTGTCGCCCGGAGGTGCAACATGAACAGCGAATGGCTTGTGGCTGCCACGCTTCTGATGCTGGCGGCCTCGCAGAGAGGAGAACGGGCATGATCATCATCAAGAAAGAACCCGGAGGGGTCTACTACGTCAAGGACATCGAGAACACGCTGGAGGCCATGCAGGCCGAGGTCGGCGGATACATCGAGACGGTGCGCTTCCTGTCTGACGTCTGCATCGTCTGCAATGAGGAAGGCCGTCTGAAGGGCATGGAGTACAACGACCACATCCTGGGCATCGACTTTGTCGGCCCGATCTTCTTCGTGGGAACGAAGGGCGAAGAGTTCACCGACTGCCCGGTCTTCCTGGCGGACGTACTGGGAGTGGAGGTGGAGTCATGAAGTGGGAGAAAATCGGCACTACCGTCTACGCCACAGGGGAGCGCACGGTGACCTACGCGAAGGGAGACCTTCGGATCGAATCCCGGAAGCACCGCATCCCTCACGCGAACGGGGAGGGCTACTGGATGCACACCAATTATGTGCTGATATGGCCGGACGGGTACTCCCGCGACTTTTACAGCCTCAGGCTGGCCATGACAGCCGGAAATGAAGATTTGGAGAAAAGAGGGAAAGAAGCATGACACTGTATGAGATAGCGCAGGAGATGGCCACTCTCATAGACCCGGAGACCGGTGAGCTGAAGGACTACGAAGCCTTCGAGGCTCTCTCGCTGGAACGGGAGGAGAAGATAGACAACGTGGCGAAATGGATCATCGACCTGGAGGCCGAAGCCAAGATGGTCAAGGATCGCGCAGACGAGCTGGCCAAGAGAGCGCAGAGCGCGAAGAAAAAGGCCGACCGCCTGAAGGAGTTTCTGCAGGAATACCTCGCCGGAGAGAAGCGGAAGACAGCGGACTACACCATCGGCTACCGCCGGACGGAGGCCGTGGAGATCACGGACGAGGACAGGGCCATCGCGTGGCTCATGGAGCACGGAGAAGATGCCCTGACCTATCAGACACCGAAGATCAGCAAGACCG